GCAGTGCGAGAAGCTGGACGCGGTGAAGATCCAGAAGGACGCGGCGGCTGCGCTCGCGCCGTATGTGCATCAGCGCCAGCCCCAGGCGATCGAGGTGAGCGAGAAGAGCGTCGGCGTGCTGGTGATCGGCGAGCTGAGCGGCGATGCGAGCGGGCTGGCGGGGCTGCCGCTGGCGGGCGATGAAGGCGAGCAAAATCAAGGCTTTATCGACGGCGCGGCGGAGAAGTCGGACGGCGGGAAGTCGGACGGCTGAGCTAGCGCGCTGATCGTGCTGTATAATCCGCGCCCGGCTGACTGATCAAATATCAGTCGCCGCATGCCCCTGGCGGCGCTACTGCGCGCCGGGTGCCAGGTCGATCGCCGACCCCTCCCCCCCATCGATTTGCACCGCGCGAGGCCGGGGGGTGCCCCGGAAAATCGGCCGTTGTCTCTCTTCCAGGGAGGTACCTCCGCACCGTGATGGGGTTTCGTCAAATCGTTGCCACCGGGTGAGGTGCGTTAAAATTTGAAAATTAGCCGTGGGATGGGGGTGCCGTCTCGCGGCGTGGAGGCGATGCGATGAATGCGAAGAGCGGCAAAAACACGCGGGACTGGCGATCGTTCCTGTCGCCCGAAGAACGTGAAGCTTTGCGCAAAATTGAAGAGGAGACAAGGGTAATCGACGCGCGCAGGCGGGAACTCACCAACGAACGCCGCCTGATCCGCGATCGCGCCAGCCAGCGCTGGGCCCATGCGCGGGCGCGCGGGGCGGAACCGGGCCTGTTCGGGCCGGTTGGCGGGCAAAAAGTTGACAGCAGTCGCCAGCGCGAGGCCCGCGAATGAGCGCATTGTCGAGTTTTGCACAGTTTCGTCCGGCCGGTCCGGTGGCTGAGGCGTTCCTCGCCGACAAGACCAGCACGGTGCGCGCGCTTTTGGGCCCCGTGGGCGGCGGCAAGTCCGTCAGCTGCATTTTCGACTGCCTGAAAAACGCCAGCGAGATGCCGGTGTGCACCGACGGCCAGATTTACTACCGCGTGGCCATCATCGGCGCGACATACGGCCAGATGGAACGCAACCTGTTCCCCACCTGGAAGGAATGGCTACCCGAGGACGGCGGCGGCTGGACAGATGCCGATTTCACCGGCGGCGGCGGCCGGCACGCCACGCACAAGATCGTTTTTGACATTATCCGGAACGGGGTGCGCGTCCGGGTGAATTTCGAGGCGGTGTTCGCGGCGATCGGCGAGCATGCGGTCGAGCAGTTCATGCGCGGCTTCGAGCCGACGGCGTTCTGGCTTTACGAAATGGACCTTCTGCCGTCGGATGTGCTCGACCAGGCGCTGTTCCGCGTCGGCCGCTACCCCTCGCGCAAGAACCTTTCGGCGGGCGTTCAGTTCCGCTCCTACGTGATCGGGGACCTGAACGCGCCGGATATCGACAGCTGGTTCTATCGCAGCTTCGAGGAGGAGCGGCCGGAAGGGTTCCGGCTGTATCGCCAGCCATCGGGCCGCGGCCCGCGTGCCGAAAACCTGCACAATCTGCCGGAAGGCTACTACGAGCGCCAGGTCGCGGCGCTGCGCAACCGGCCGAACCTGATCAAGCGCTTCGTCGACGCGCAATACGGGCCGTCCAGCGACGGCGAGCCGGTCTACCCGGAATATGCCGACGAATTCCACCTTTCCGCGGAGGCGTTGAAGCCGGTCAAGGGCATCCCGATCACTTTGGGGCTTGACCAGGGCGTGCAGCGCCCAGCGGCGATCATCGCCCAGCGGATGCCCAACGGCCAGGCGCGGATCCTTGGCGAGGTCGTGCCGGGGCGCATGGGGCCGCGGCGCTTCGCCGAGGCGATCAAGCTGGAGCTGGCGGAAGTCGCGCCGGGTCACCCGCCGAAAATGGGCTGGTGCGACCCGGCGGGCTTTACCGGCGCGGACACCGAGGGTGGCGAGTTCGCCTGGGCGGAAATCGTCGCGCGCGAGCTGGGCATTGCGATCCTGCCCGCGCCGACTAACGAAGTGTCGGTGCGCCTCGACGCGGTGCGCGACGATCTGACCTACATGATCGACGGCCAGACGCCGGGGCTTTTGCTGTCCCGGCGCTGCGCCATGACGCGCAAGGGCTTCGCCAGCCACTACCGCTACCAGATCCAGCGCGTCGGCAGCCTCAAGAAGACGTCCGACAAGCCGGAAAAGAACGACTGGTCGAACCCGCATGACGCGCTGCAGTACTGGCAGCTCGGCGACAAGGGGCGCTACGGCGTGATCGCGGGCAACAAGGGGCGGCCCGACCCAAAGGCGGCGATGCTGGCCGCGCAGTCGGGCGGGGGCAAGGTCAAAAACACCACGCGGCTGTTTCACTAGGGAAATCTAATGCGCATCACGTCCTGCGGCGTCGCCGAGCTGGCGGATTTCATCGGGTCGCAAAGGTTGACGCTGCCGCGCGGCGTCTATGCTCGCCACCTCGTGCAGGTCACGACGGGGCAGGCGCGGGCGGTCTACGCAGATGATGATCCGGCGCCGATCGCGATCGCCGGGCTGTACGCTTGGGGCGACGCTCGGCCCGCGCAGGCCTGGTTCATGGTGCGCCGGGACGCGGCGCGCCGGCGCGTGGCGGGCATCGCGGCAGGTCTGCGCGCGGCCTTACGGGACCAGGCGCGCGGGCACGACGGCGAAATTGTCACGCTGGTCGATCCGGGCAACCGCGCCGGCGAGGTGCTGGCCCGGTTTGCAGGCTTCGCGCCAACCACGCTTGTCGGTCAATGCGGGCGGATATGGCTTTACGGAGGCAAACATGGCGAAAGCGGTAAAGGGGCTGTTTGGGCCGACCGCCGCGGAAAAAGCGCAGCAGCGCCAGATCCGGGACCAGCGGCGCAAGCAGGACAAGGTTGAGGCTGGCCAGATGGCGTTGCGCGAGGGCGGGCGCGGCCTGCTGGCGTTCGTCGATGACGAGATGAGCAGCCTGTTCGGCGGGAGCAGGACGCGTCGGAGATCGGCTTTGACATCGGCTGCTAAAACTCTTGGGGGTGGCAATTGACCGCCGATTTCAAGGAAATCCAGGAGCGCTCGAAAGACGCCTGGCAGCGAAAAACCTATTACGAGCGCCAGCTCAAGGAAATCTACGAATACGGCATGCCGTTCCGCGATCCGGCGGGCATGGAGTCGTTGACGGCCGCCCAAGAAGGTCAGAACCGCACCGACAAGATTTTCGACGGGACGATGCCCTCGGCGGCGCTGCGCTTCGCCGGGCGGCTCCAGCGCGACCTCGTTCCGCTGTTCCAGGATTTCTTCGCGATCGAGGCCGGGCCGCTGGTTCCGGACGGCGATCAGAAAAAGGCGCTCACCGAGGAGTTCCAGAAGATCGGCAAGGTTGCCAGCGGCGTGCTGGCGTCCGGCTCGTTCCACATGCGCTTTCACGAGATGGCCATGGACCTGTTCGCCGGCACCGGCGCGCTCAATGTCACGCGCGGAGACATGGCCGCGCCGGCGCGGTTCCGCTCCGTGCCGATCACGGAAATCGCGCTTGAAGAAGGCCCCTATGGCGACATCTGGGGCGTGGACTGGCGCAAGGAATACAAGGCTCGCCACCTGCGCCAGGTTTGGCCGAACGGCACGTTTTCGCAGCAATTGCGCTCGCTCATGGACAATGAGCCGGGCGCGAAAGTCTGGATCCATCAGCACACCTATTTCGAGCCGAGCGAGGGGCGCTGGCGGTTGCGGGTCTGGCGCAAGGGGCATAACGCCGATCAGCACGAGGAAATCTGGACGGAGACCTATCGTACGAGCCCGTGGATCACGCCGCGGTTCTTCGTGGTGCCGGGCGAGCCTTACGGGCGCGGGCTGGCGCATCTGGGGCTGCCAAGCGCGAAGACGACGAACAAGGCGCGCGAGCTGGCGCTGATGGCCGCGGCGTTTTCGGTCATGGGGCTGTGGGCGCGCCGCGACGACGGCACGTTCAACCCGGACACGGCGACCTTCGAGCCGCTGGCGATGTGGCAGGTTGGCTCGACCGGCGGCCCGCTCGGGCCGACGCTTCAGCGCCTGGAGGTGCCCTACAACTTCGATATTTCCAGCTTCGTGATCGAGGACGAGCGCCAGCAGATGAAAATGGCGATGATGGACGACGCCCTGCCGCCGATGTCCGGCGCGGTGCGCTCGCCCACGGAAATCGCCGAGCGCATGTCGCAGCTCAGCCAGGACCTTGGCGGGGTCTATGGCCGGCTCACGCTGGAGATCGTCGCGCCGGTGGTGCAGCGCGTCATCGACATCCTGGAGCAGATGGGTGTTCTCGATACCACGCTGACCATCGACCAGATGATCACGCAGGTGCGCGTGGTTGCGCCGATCGCCGCGGGCCAGCAGGCGCAGAAGGTCCAGCAGACCACGAGCTGGCTGGAACTGATCGCGATGCTGTTCGGGCCGCAAGCGGTCAACATGTTCGCGCGTACCGAAAAAATCGCCCCGGAACTGGGCCGCTGGCTGGGCGTGCCCGAAGAGCATATCCGCTCGGGCGAGGAAATTACCAACCTTCAGGAAGCGCTGGCCGGCATGATGGCCCAGCAACAGCAGGCCGAGCAGCAACAGCAGCAGCAGCCCGACCCGCGTGAGAACGCGCGCCGGGCCTTGAACGGCGGGGCGGCATGACGAACCCACAGCAGCAGATTTTCGAGACCCTGCGAACCGGCGACTGGATGGACACCGACCATCTCATCGCGCAGGCGGGCAAGCAGCGCGAGCGGGCCCAGCACAAGATGCGCGAGGAAGCCGCCGTGGTGCAGGCGGCGCTGGCCACGCCGGAGGGCGCGCGCTTCATCGACTGGCTGGCGAAAAACACGCTTTTGCGGCCGCCTACCGACCAAGAGCTTAATCCGGCAAACGCGGAGAGCTACGCGATCGCCAAGGCCCGGCGTGAGGGCCAGAACGGCGTTTTGTTCATGATCCTGCAGGCGCTTCAGGTGCCGCAGAGCTGACGGGAGACGACCCATGCTGATTTTCGACGATCTGTTTGATGTGCTGCGCGAGGCGGACGGCACGCAGGCCGGAACCGGCGAAGGGGATGCCAGCAAGAGCGATCCGCCGCCGGCGGAAACCGCGCTGAGCAAAGCCGCGAGAGAGGCCGAAGCTGGCGGCGGCGATCAGGGCAACGCCGCCAGTGATGGCGGCGAGGCGCAAGTCTACTGGCCGGACGGCCTGCCCGAGCACCTTGCCGAGCTAAAGGGCAAGACCGACCAGGAGACCATCGACAAGCTGGCTGGCAAGCTGGGCGAGCAGGCCCGGCCGCCGGAAAAGCCGGACGGCTACGAGCTGAGCCTGAGCGATGACTTCAAGCAGAAGTTCGGCGATCTGAGCGATGACGAGGTGCTGCCGATCTGGCGCGATATCGCCCACAAGAACGGGCTGTCGAACGAGCAGTTCAACGGCGCGATCTCCGAGCTTTATTCCCAGCTCAGCGAAAATGGCATCCTCGATGATCCGATCAATGTTGGCGAAGAGATGAAAAAGCTCGCGCCTGGCGTGTCCGACCCGGAGCAGGTCAAGGCGCGAGCGGGCAAGCGTATCAATGCGGCGGTCGGCCAGGTCGAAGGGCTGGTCAAGCGCGGCGTGCTCAATCGCGCGGAAGCCAACATCGTCACGGCGATGGCCGCCAGCGCGGAGGGCGTCATGGCGCTTGAAAAGGTGCTTAAGCTTGGCGGCGAGCACGGCTTGCAGGGCGGCGGCGAAGGCGGCGGCGCCAATGCCGGCAAGAGCGAATACCAGCAGCGGCTTGAAGCCATGTATCCGAGCATGAACAAAAGTTGACAGGGTTCGTGCTCGATTAGTCTTGCGTCCCATCGTTATTCCGGCCGCCGGCGGCGGCAGCAGAAGGAGGTAAGATATGGCGACGCTGGGGACCGAATTCCCGACGCTGTCGGAACTGGCCAAGCGGATCGACCCGGACGGCTCGATCGCGCAGATCGTCGAAATTCTGAACGAGACCAACGAGGTCCTTGATGACATGCCGTGGGTGGAAGGCAACCTGCCAACCGGCCACCGCACGACGATCCGTTCAGGTATTCCCGCGCCCACCTGGCGCAAGCTTTATGGCGGCGTGCAGCCGACCCGCTCGACCACCGTCCAGGTCACCGAAAACACCGGCATGCTGGAAGCCTACGCTGAAGTCGACAAGGACATGGCCGATCTCAACGGCAACACGGCCAGCTTCCGGCTGACCGAGGACGCCGCGCATATCGAGGGCATGAGCAAGGAAAAGGCCTCCACGCTGTTCTACGGCAACGAGGGCACCGAGCCGGAGGCCTTCACCGGCCTTGCGCCGCGGTTCAACGAGCGCGACCCAGGGACGGTGGAAAGCGGCGAAAACGTGCTTCACGGCGGCGGCTCGGGTTCCGACAACACATCCGTCTGGCTGATTGTCTGGGGGCCGCGCACGGTTCACGGCCTTTATCCGAAGGCCACGCAGGCCGGTCTTAAGATGACTGACATGGGCGAGGTGACCATCGAGGATATCGACGGCAATGGCGGGCGCATGCAGGCCTACCGCTCGCATTATCAGTGGAAATGCGGCATCGCCGTGCGCGACTGGCGCTATATCGTACGCATTTGCAACATCGACGTTTCCGAGTTGACCGGCGATGCGTCGAGCAACAGCGCCGATCTTGTCGACCTGATGACCCAGGCCATGCATTTGCCGCCTTCGCTGAACGCCGGGCGCGCGGCGTTTTACGCCAACCGTACGGTAATCAGCACGCTCGACCGCCAGATGAAGAACGCGAAAAATATTAATCTGACCACCGAGCAACTGGGGGGCAAGCGCGTCCTGATGTTCGGTGGCATCCCGGTGCGCCGCTGCGACGCCATCCTGAACACCGAAGCGCTTGTGCCGGATAACAGCTAAGGCTGACGGCGGCAGGCTCTAATACGAACTTGAGGAGACTTCCATGATTATCGACAGCCGCTTGCAGGTGTCGTCGGATCAGGCCCTCACGGGCACGAGCGCCGTGGCGTCGGAAGACGTGATCGATCTGGGCGCGGAGCGTCTGATCGGCCCCGGCGATCCGATGTGGTGGGTGATCGTCGCCAAGATTGGTCTGGCCGGGACAACGCCAACGCTCGATATCGATATCGAGACCGACACGGTCGAAAACTTCGCATCCGCGACCACGCTGCTTTCGCACCCGCAGCTTGCCGCGGCCGATTTCGCGACCGGCGCGACCGTCATCATCCCCATGCCGTTCACCAACCAGCGTTATCTCCGCCTTTCGTATGATATGGGCGGGACAACGCCGACCTGCACGGTCGATGCGTTCCTGACCAATCAGGACCCGACCAAGTGGGCTTCCCAGCCTAACGCCATTTAAGTGATCGGCGGGACATCCGTCCCGCCGTTTCGGGCCTCGGGCCCGGCCGCCAGTCGGCGGCTCAGCGCTTCGCGCTGGGGTGCCAAACGGTACCGAAAGAAGGAGAAGGCCGATGGCCAAACAGGACAATCGCGTGCGCTACCAGGTGGTGGCGCCGTGCTTCGTCAACGGGAGCCGGTTTGACCCCAAACGATCGCCGGACGGCGCGCCGATCTTCGTGATGGCCGCGCCGGGGCTTGAGGGCACCGCGCTCAAGCTGGCCGAAGGCGGCAAGCCTGCCCCGGCGAAAAAGCCTGCCAAGAGCGGCGATAGCGGCGACGACGCACAGAACGCCTAGATCAGAGATTAAGCACCCCAGCGCGGCCAATCTAGCGAAATTGGCCGTGCTGTAAGGCCGACCGGCCGCCGCGCCTGGCGCGGACCGCGGGCCGGATGGTCCGCGGAGGATGAAAGTGACCACGCGCATCGACCTGATCAACCGCGCGCTCACCGAGATCGGCAGCCTGACGGTGACCGAGGATGTGTCGCCGGGGCCGGATTACGTCGAGATCTACGAGACCCATGTCGGCGGGCTGGTCAGCTCGCATCCGTGGACTTTCCAGACCAAGCTGGCGCAGCTTTCGCGCCTGAGCGCGACACCGGACGCCCACTGGCAATACCAGTTCGCGCTGCCATCCGACATGCTCGGCACGCCGCGGGCGGTCTATGCCAGCAAGGACGCGCGCGCACCCACTCATCTGTGGGATCTGCGCGACCATGTGCTTTTAAGCGACCATGACGAGGTTTGGCTGCGCTACACCCACGCGATGGATCCGGCGCGCTGGCCGGGCTACTTCATCCGGCTGGTTGTGACGGTCTTGAAGGCGGAGTTTCAGGAAAGCGTGCGCGAGGATACCGCCGCGGCCGAGCGGCTGCGCCGCGTCGCCTTCGGGCCGCCGTCCACCTATGGCGAGGGCGGGATGATCGCCGAGGCCAAGAAGATCGACGCCCAGGCCCATCCCGCGCCGAAGGTGCATGTCGGCGCCAATCCGCTGATCGCCGTGCGGAGGACGTGATGGGCAGAAGGCGCGGTGAAATCCAGAACGCTTTCACGCGCGGGGAGCTCGACCCGGAACTGCGCGAGCGCATCGACCTCACGCACTACTATCTGGCGCTGGAAAGCGCGCGCAACCAGGTCGCGCTGTTGCAGGGCGGGCTAGCGCGCGCGCCGGGTACGGTCGCAACGCGTAAGCGGCTGCGCCGGCGCGTCGAGCCGGTGCAGCTCACAAGCGGGATGATCACGGCGGCCAACGGCGGGACCGTCGCGAACCTAGTCGACCAGGACGCCAGCACGGTGTTCACGACGAACTTCGTGTCGTCCGATCCGTGGGTCGTGGCCGAGATTGACCTCGGGGCGGCGGAGGAAATCTGCTTTGTCGACGTAATCGGCTTTTCCGCTGGTGTTGACGACGGGCCAAGCGGCCGCGATGACGCGTTCGCGGTCGAGTATTACGATGGCGCGGCGTGGCAGCCCTTCGGCGCCCCGGAGCCCTCGGGGCTGTCGAGCCGGAAGAACATTCGCACAAGCGAGCGCACGCGCCGCTTCGCTTTCATGCCGGGCGCGCCGCCAAGCGCGCAGAGCTTTCGCATGGTTGTCTATGGCGGCTCTGGCCTCGAGGGCATCAGCGTGCGCACGCTTCGCATGTGGCGCGAGCGCGCGGACCTGTCGCCCGTCGAGATGATCGGGTTCGCCAAAACCAAGCTGGAGGCCTACCAGATCGCACTCACCGACCGGAATATCGACGTGTTCCGCGAGGGCGAATATGTCGCCTCGGCGCTCGTGCCCCTAGCTGCCCAACTGATCAGCGAGGCGACATGGGTGCAGAGCCTCGACACGCTTTTCCTGTTTCACGAGGAGATGCGCACGTGGCGGTTGCTGCGCCAGGCGGCGGACGATGAATGGAACGCGGACGCGCCGGCCTTCACCAACGTGCCCGATCTGAGCGCGTCAACAAGTTTCGCCGGCAACCAAGACGAAATCCAGGACCTGACCTTCACCGGGCTGGTCAGCGGCGACAAGGTCGTGCTGTATCTTGGCGATCTGATCACCGGCGAAATCACTTATTCGGACGACACCACACTCGCGAGCGACATCGCCACGCAGATCGAGGCGTTGCCCGGCGTGGATGCCGACAATGTCGACTCGAGCGTCGAGGCGGCGGGCGTGATCCGCGTGGCGTTCCGCAATTCCAACGGCGCGCAGGCCTGGCCGTTACTAACCGGCGTGGTCATTGGCGAGACTGATGCAGGTGTGACCGGCGCGGTTGTCCAGCGCGGCCTCGACGCCAGCGGCAAGCTGATGGGCGAGACGACGGGATGGCCGCGCTGCGGCACGCTGTTCCAGTCGCGGCTGGTGCTCGCGGGGTTTCGCGGCGCGCCGAGCAGCTACGGGTTTTCCAAGGTCAAGGCGATCCTCGATTTCACCGATAGCGGCTCGCCGGTCACGGCGGATATGGCGATCATCAACACGATCGACAGCGATCAGGTCGAGACAATCAACCACGTTTTCGTCGGCCAGCATCTGCACATGTTCACCAGCCTGGGCGAGTGGTGGATCGAAAACCGCACGATCGACGCGACCCAGCCGCTCAACGTCATCCTGGCGCACCGCTACGGCATCGCGCGCTCTGTCGCGCCGGAAGCCGTGCAGGGCGCGACCGTGTTCATGCAGGGCGGCGGCGAGATCGACGGGATCAGGCAGCCGGTCAAGGTGGTGCGCGACATGTTGTTCGATATCGGGGAGCGCAACAACTACACCGCCGAGCCGTTGTCGCTGCTCGGCCCGCATGTGCTGAGCGACGTTGTCGGCATGGTGCACCGGCCCGGCGTGACGACGCGTGAGGCCTCTCTGGTCATGTTCGTTAATGCCGACGGCACGGCGGCGCTGCTGACCCTGATGCGCTCGCAAGAGGTGATCGCCATGACGCCGCGCGACACGCCGGGCAAGTTCCGGGCGGCCATGACGGATATCAATCGCAATCTCTGGCTGGCGGCCGAGCGCGAGGCAGGCGGGCGCAACGACCTTTGGCTGGAGCGCATGGACGACGACGCGCTGATGGACGCGCAGGTCAGCCGCACGGGCAGCGCCAGCGTGACGGTCACGAACCTCGAACACCTTGAAGGGCGCGAGGACGTCTGGGTTTACGCCGATGGCGACCTGTTCGGCCCGTTCACCGTGTCGGGCGGCGAAATCACCCTCAACGAGCCGGCCGAAGAGCACATCGCCGGGCTGCATTTCGAGATCCACGGCAAGGACCTGCCGCTGCGCGAAGAGCTGGAGAATGGCGTTGCCGTGCGCCCGCCGATGCGCGTTTACGAGGCGGAATGGAGCCTGAAGGACTGCGGGCCGTTCGAGATGCGCGCGAACGGTTGCAGCGACTGGATCGAAGTGCCGATCCGCTGGCTCGACGGCGCGCCGCCGCGCAAGGAAGCGACCGGCGAGGAGCCGGAGCCGGACCTCGACACGCCGCTGCTGGACCGGCTCTACACCGGCTATATGCGTGTGGAGCACCTGAAGGGCTGGACGCGCCAAGGGCAGATCGAATGGCGGCAGACCCGGCCGCTGCCGTTCAAGATCCGCGCGCTGCGAAAAAAGGTGGTGAGTTGATGATGAGGCTTGCGTGGGAACTTCCCCCAGCCGCGCTCATGCGCGGCTGTAAGCGCGCAGACACGGCGCATGGATATGCGCCGTCATGCCAGAATTTGGCGCCGCGCTTAGCGCGCAACCGGGCCACGGATGTGGCACGGACAGGGAGAAGCTGATGGAACTGGTGGCGGGACTGTTCGCGGCCGGCGGGGCGGCCGGCACGGGCGCGGCGGCGGCGGGAACGGCGGCCGCGGCGGGCAGCGCCATCGGCTTTGGCTCGACGGCGCTTTCGGTTTTGCAGGGCGTGGCGACGGCCGGATCGGCGCTGATGTCGATTTCCGCCGGGGCGAGCCAGGCGCGCGCGGAAGACCGTGCGTCCCAGCTTGAGGCGCTCAGGATCCAGCGCGAGGAGCTGCAGAAGGTGGGCAAGATGCGTGTCGCCTTCGCCGGATCGGGTGTCGACATTTCCTCGGGCCAGGCGGCGTCGCTTGAGCAGAGCGTGCGCGACCAGTCCGATTTTGAGCAGGGCCTTGTGCGCACCAGGGGGCGCATCCGGGCGCAGAGCGCGCGTTTGTCCGGGTTCGGCAAGGCGTTTGGCACCGCAAGCGGCGGGCTGATCGACATCGCGCGGAGGGGGTGAGTTGTGAGGCTGGATTGCTTCGGGGCTTCGCCCCTCGCAATGACGGTAATGGCGTGCATCCCAGCCGCGCCGCAGGCGCGGCTGAAAGCGCGACTGCGCGCCGCGCTTAGCGCGTAACCGGGCTGCGGATGCAGCCCGGAAGCTAAAAATCCGGCGTGCTGGGGTGCCATCCGGATAGCTGGGAGATCGAACATGGCGCCGAACAGGCGGCGAGAGCTGTTGCAGGTCAACAGCGAAATCCAGCAGCAGGGCGGCGTCGATCGCGCGGGCATGTCATCGGGGCTGAGCGCGGTGGCGCAAAGCTTCGCGGCAATCGGCAAGCAGGTCGGCGCGATCGCGGATCACGCCGCGCGCAAGGAAGGCGCGGCCGCCGGTCGCGAGGCCGGGCTCGACCCCGAATTCCGTCCCACCCGGTCGCTGACCATCCGCGGCGAGGCTTTCGACGAGGCCGGTCTGGCGGTCTATCGCGTGCGCGCCAAGCAGCGTTTCCAGGCCGATCTGCAATCCGCCTTCGATCAGCATGCCGGCGACCCGGCGGCGCTGGACGGCGCGCTCAAGGCCAAGCGCGATGCCTGGGTGGACAGCGCGCCGCGCGAGGTGCGGCCCGAGCTTGAGCTGTTATACGAGGGGCAGCGCCTGTCGATGATGCGCCGGTCCGCGCGCGCGCAGTCCGCCGCGTTGACGGCCGAGCGCGCGCAGGCGGCGGAAGACGAGGTGGCGCAGATCACCCGGCGCATCCAGCAAGAAGCCTATGACCTCGGCCTGGACGAGACCGCCGACGAGGTGCTGGCCGCACGCGTCGACGAGCTGATGGGCGCGCTCAGCGCCACGGGCGTGAACGGCGAAGCGATCTACAGCCGCGAGAAAGCCCGCGAGGTGCTGGAGGACACCCAGAAAAGCGTGGCGGAAGCGCGGCTGCTGGGCGCGCTGGAGCGCACCGGCGACCTGGAGGCCAAGCGCGCCTTCGTCGAGAAGTTCCGCGAGGACTTCGGCGACGGCAAGGGGCGCGCCGGGCTGTTCGACTTCGATGATTTCGACAAGATCAATCGCCGGCTTGAACGCGAACTGTCCAGGGCTGAAAGCGCGCGCGCGGCGGAACTGCGCGCGGTGGCGGGCGAGATCGACGATGCGCAGAAGCAGGTCGAAAAGGGCTATGCCCTCACGGACGAAGCCCGCGCGCAGCTTCGCGCCAAGGCGGCGGCGGCCAATGATCCGGCGCTTACGCAGAGCCTGCGTCAGCTCGATGCGCTCGCGGAATTTCAGGACAGCGCCCGCGCCGCCCCGCCCGGCGAGCTTCAGGCTTTCGTCGATCAGGAAAGGCAGCGGCTGCAATCCGAAGGCGGATCGGAGCCGGAGATCGCGCGGCTGGAACTGGCCGACAAGTTGCTCGGCAACATGCGTACCGAACTCAAGCGCGACCCGCTAGGATATGCCGAGCGCACCGGCACGGTGCCCATTCCCGATCTCGACCTGTCCGACGGCGAAACCGCGCAGGCCAGCATGAAGGCGCGCATCGCTGCCGCCGAGCAGACCGCTGCCTTTTACAGCCAGGACCCGGTCTATTTGCGTCCGGACGAGCGGCGCGCGCTGGCCAGCACGATCGCGCAGGGCGGAAAGGCCGGGCTGGCGGTGGCGTCGGCGGTGACGCGCGCCGCCGGGCCGGAGCGCGCGCTGGCCGTGATGTCGGAGTTGTCCGACGAGGCCCCGGTGACGGCCTATCTGGGCGCGCTCGTGGCGCGCACCGGGATCACGCCAGCCGCCCACGATGCGGCCACGGCGCTGGAGCTGAAGGCCGAGCTTGGGTCCGACTTCAAGCCGCTGGCCCCGTCTAAGGCCGAAGCGCGCACCGAAGCGGTCAGCGAGCTGGGCGACGCGCTGAGGAACATGCCGAAGACCGAGGCGGCCGTGACGGCGGTGGCGAACCAAATCTACGAAACGCGCGCGCGGCGGCAGGGTATCGACACGTTCGACCCGGAGCTGTGGCGCCAGGGTCTGCGCGAGGCGCTGGGCCAGCGCGAGGTGGGCGGCGAGGTCTATGGCGGGGTGGTCAGCCAAGGCTTTTTCGGCGGGCAGCACGTGATCGTGCCGCCGATCATCAGGCGCGACGGCTTCGACGAGGTTGTCGACATGATCACGCACGCCGACCTGGCGGCGGCGGAGCTTGGCAACCCGGTGGGCGGCGACGGCGAGACGGTGCCGCTTGACCGGATGAAGAACGCCACGCTGGTTCAGCTCGGCGATGGCCAGTATGCGCTGGCCACCGGCGATCCCGACACGCCGGGCGCGGAGCAGTGGATTTTCCGCGACGAGCCGGGCCAGCCCTACATTCTCGATTTCTACGCGCTACGCGACCGGCTTGAGGCGCGGCGGCCCGACCTGTTTCTCGGAGAAAGTGAATGACGTTGCGTTTGCCGCCTCTACAGCCCGCCAAAGGCGGGCTGAGCCGCCGACTGGCGGCCGGGCCGTTGGCCCGTAACAGCGGCACGGATGTGCCGCTGACAGAGGGATATCAATAATGTTTCTTGAGCGCCCACGGCTTGATTTTTCTTCCGGCGCGGTCGGCGGCGAGACCGCCGGGCTTGGCGAGATTTTCACGGCCACGCAGGAGCAGTTCCGCTTTGCGGAAAACTCATCGTCGCGCGGCATCGCGATGATCCAGGCCTATGAGCATTTCCTCAGCCCGCTGCGCGAGGCCACCGGCGAGCACATCCCGAACCCGCTGCGCGAAGACCGGCCAAGCCGCCCGGGTGCGGATGCGCGCCGCATGGCGGAAGAAGCCGAATTTTTCGAGCAGCTCAAGGGGCTGGCCAAGCGCCACCCGGACGCAGCGGACAGGCTGTTCACGCCCGAGGATGTGCGCCGCCATGCCGAAGGGCTGGCGCGCCAGGCCGAGGGGCGGTTCAACCGCGTCATGGCGCGATCGCCCGTCAACGTGCTCAGCACCGTCGCGTTCATCGCCGGCGGTTTCGCAGGCAGCTTGGAGGACCCGCTGAATTTCGCCGCCTCGCTCGTTGTTGGCCCGTTCGGCCCGGCGGGCGCGGGCGTGCGCGGGCTGTTGTGGGCCGGCCTCAAGGCCGGCGCGGCCAATGCGGCGGTGGAAACCGCCATCCAGCCAAGCGTGCAGGCCTGGCGCGCGCAGGCCGGACTGCCCAGTGGGTTCGACATCGCCGCGCTCAATGTGGGCGCGGCGGCGCTGTTCGGCGCGGGCCTGGATATCGGCGTGCGCTCAAGCGTGCGCGGCGTGCGCCAGCTCGTCGGCAAGCCCTATCTCGGCCCCGAAGGCCAGCCGCGCGACCCCGGCGCAAACCCCACCGAGGCGCTGGAGGCCGCCGCGCGCGACGCGCCGGAAGGCTCGCTGCTGAAACGCGCCCAGCAGGGTGACGCGGACGCGCTGCGCGAGCTGGCGGAAACGACGGGCGCGGACCAGCGCCCGGAGGTGCGCGCGGCGCTTGAGAAGCTCGACTTCGAGAAGCTGGCCGCGGGCATCAAGCCGGACGGCGTGCCGTCATCGGAACATCTCACGCGCATGGCCGAAGGCGTCGAGGCGCTTGTCGCCGACAGCGC